TGGCAATGTACAGGACATGTTTGTACTATGTGTGCATGTTATAAAGCTTAATTTCAATGGTTTTTTCGGGAAATTAGCCACCCTATCTGGGAAAGCCGAACCGGTGGCTGTAAAGATTCCGAGGAAGAAATTGTAAAGTTCGGCAAGTTTGACTACTCACAATTTGGTGAGTTAGAACTCAGATGTTATGTGCTGATAAGAGCAGGCATTGTATCAATGACTGAACTTAAGGAAGTCTATACCCTCGATGAAATGTTGAAGTTGTATTCTCTTTATTCAATGCAGCTAGATGTTGAAAGGGGAA